CTGATGTTAAATATTCTGGAACGATTAAACTAATCAGTTCTGTATTTTTTGACTTTACAGAGTATCAGTCTGCTTTTACTCAAGCATCTACTTATTCGCCAGTAACTTCAACTAATACAACATTCACGTCTTTACTGACAAATTATGCTCAACCCTATCAAGTTGATTATGAATATGTAAATAACTCTATATTCTCAAATATCGGACAATCAGCGCGTCATATTAAGGACAAAGGTGGATTGCGTAAGAAGTGGTCATTATCTTGGATATTACAACAGTCTGATTTTCTTGAATTGTTAAAATACTATCGCCAACGTGGTGGTATTATGAGTAAGTTCGGTATGCCAGAACTTGGGTATGGAACTTCAGATACAACCGATGCTATATTTATGACTGATTCATTTAAATATGACAAGCGCTTTGATGGTATGTATATTTGTAAAGCAGATATTGTGGAGGTATTATGAGTAAAACAATAACAAATAGTGTTCGTTCAGATGACCAATTAGCAATTCTACATCTGTTTGAGTTTCATATGGATAAAGACTTAGACGGTACTGTTGGAGAGGTTGGCGAGATATTGTATTTTACAGATCACGATATATTTGTAACCGATGGCACTAATGAATATACACCGTTAGCTATATCATTTGACAGACTCGTTGAAGATTTCTCAATGGCATCTGATTCTATTAATGTATCAATTGATAATATTAATGGTGCATTGACTACAGAAGCGTTAGCGTCTGAATGGCGTAACAATCCAGCTAAAATAACAAGAATTATATATACACCACCATCGCAAACGCTGGATAGCGTTAATTATGATTATGGTTTAGTTCATTATGAAGCAGCGACTACTTATCCAAGGCTTGATATTAGTTCGGTTGTAAAAGACACTTATGTTATGTTTGATGGTTTAATTGATTCATTTAATGCCACATCTCAAGCGTTAAATGGCTCTCTTACGACACAGTTTGCTCATTGGGCGAAGCCATACCCATCAAGAACTTATAACCAGAATGAATTTACATCAATTGTTAATGCTATTGTTGATGTTGTTTATTGGGGTAGACAAGAAACTGTTTAATGAATAATTGCTTTACAACCGCTTATAAATATCTTGACTTGCGCTATTCTTTGCCACAGTCTTGGAAAGGTTGGACGGTTGAAGATATGGATAAATTTGTCAAAGATGAAAAGAAGTTTTTAAGTAGAAAAGACCATATCGCATTCTTTAGAAGTTTTTGCCGTGTAGTGAAAGAAGCTAAAAAAGATGATATAGTGCTTACACGCAAATCAGTTGGTGTTGCTATCAATCAGTTCACGTACTGGGTTTATAACGAAGATTTAGAGCGTGTAGAGCATTTAAATTTAAACAATGAGTGCTTAATAATGAGGATTAATAATGGGTAGTACGGCTAAAGCGATTATTGGAATAGGGTTGGTTGCTACTGGTTTAGGCGCTTTTGGCGCTATGGCTGGTTTAGGTGCTTATGTTGGTGTCGGAGCGCTTACATATGGCGGATTAATGACGCTTGTAGGTGCTTCGTTGCTTGGCTCTGCTTTAGCACCAGATGTGGGTGATATTGGTGGTGTTGATTCATATTCTGGTATTAAGCTACAAACACAAAAGTCAAACACTAATCCAGTTCCAATAATATACGGTCAGAATAAAATAGCTGGCAATATCATTTATCAAACGACAAATAGTGCGATAAACAATGATGATGCTGCAAATGGCTATAATCGTGACTATTGGGCAGTAATGGTATTTGCTGGTCATAACATTGATTCAATGGTTGATATGTGGTCAAGTGATAATAATAGTCTAAGTGTTAGTGGCACTAAACAAACAGAGGAATATGTTCATATTGACTGGGGATATACTTCAACAGCTACAAATATACAAGGTTTGAATTGGGTAACTGATAGTGCGTTTAGTACGTCTACTGGAACTGCCCTTGGTCTTGATAGTGTTGTTATACCAGCAGATTGTTCATATTTGTTAGTTCATCAAGTGTTTGATGCTCAACAGAGTAAGAATATTCAGCTTGATAATATCATTGTTGAAATTAAAGGTAAGAAAATTAGAACAATGACAGATGCCAATACAATTAGTACAGCACTTACATATTCTAACAATCCAGTTAATGTTGTTTTAGATTTATTAACAAACGCACTTTCTGTTGATGATTCAAGTATTGATACAGCTTCTTTTTATCAATCACAACAAGATTGTATAAATAATGGCTGGGAGTGTAACGTTGCTTTAATTCAACAAGCAAACATTCAGTCTATTATTCAAGATGTATTAGCTACTTGTCGCGGTCAGATTGTTCACTCTAATGGAAGTTGGAAGTTAAAAATTGACACCAAATCACAGACAAGCGTCGCTACATTGACTGATGATGATTTTATTAATAATTCTTTATCAATTTCAATGAAAGGTAATAGAGACATTTCTAATAAGATTATTGTTAAATATGTAAACCCATCTGATGAGTGGCTAAGTGCGCAAGTAGTTAAAGAAGATACAACATTACAGTCTTGGGACGGTCAAACATTAGAAAAAACTTTAGATATTAAAGGTATCACAAATCAAACTCAAGCTGAAGAATTAGCAGAAATTACATTAAATACAATGAGGTACACAGAAGATGATATTGGAACACGTGTTAAACAAACACCTTTAGCGCTTTCATTCTCAACAACTGTTAAAAATGCTCATTTAGAAGTGGGCGATGTAATAACCATTGATAGTGATTTACTTGATAGAGATAGGAAATTTATGATATTATCCGTTGAAACAGACCAGAGCGGATTAATTCAGATATCAACAAGAGAGTATTGTGAAACACACTACAAAGATTCATCTGGTACATATTTAATTTAGAGGATATATTATGGCAATTACAACAAGAAGCGGCAAAGGCTCACCATTAACTCACAATGAGATGGATGCTAACCTTAGTGCGATTACAGAAAAAACATCAGCAACGGGTTCGGTAAAAGGTTCATCTGGAACGACAGCACAAAGACCAGCTTCACCAGTTGAGGGTTATACAAGATTCAATACAACATTAAACAGACACGAAACTTATAACGGTTCTACGTGGATAACAGCAGTAAGTTCAGCTAATACAGATACTTCAGATATGTCATTTGTAGTTGATGAAGATGCTATGACATCTGATTCAGCAACGAAAGTACCGACTCAACAATCGGTGAAAGCCTATGTTGATTCACAAGTACAATCTAAAGATGCTCTATCCGAGTTATCTGGCACGTTAGACGATGTTGCTGATGGTACTACTTATGTTAAATCTACTAATGACTTTACAGACGCAGAAGTTACCAAACTTTCTGGTATTGAAACAGCAGCCACAGCAGACCAAACTAATGCTGAAATTAAAACAGCGTATGAAGCTAATGCTGATACCAATGAATTTAGTGATGCTGAACAAACTAAACTATCTGGAATTGAGGCTTCTGCTGATGTTACTGATAGTACAAATGTTGCTTCTGCTGGTGCGGTGATGGAGTCTGATACAACTACGGCTTCAATGTCGTTTGTTATTGACCAAGATGATATGTCTACTGATAGTGCGACTAAAGTTCCGACACAGCAATCAGTTAAAGCCTATGTTGATTCACAAGTACAGTCTAAAGACACACTTGGTGAACTAGGTGGCAACCTTGACGATATTACTGATGGTACGACATATAAGAAGATGTCAGCTACTGAGCAAACTAAGTTATCTGGAATAGAAGCAAGTGCTGATGTCACAGATACAACTAATGTAACTTCTGCTGGTGCTTTGATGGACTCTGAGGTAACTAACCTTGCTCAAGTAAAAGCATTTGATACAACTGATTATGCTACTGCTGCTCAAGGTACTACAGCGGATAACGCTTTACCTCTAGCTGGTGGTACTATGACTGGCGATGTATCACTAGGTGATAACGTCAAGGCTAAGTTTGGTGCTAGTGATGATTTACAGATATATCACGATGCAAGCCACAGTTACATTATTGATAATGGCACTGGAAACTTGCGATTAAAGGCGCAAAACTTTCAGGTTTTGGGCAATGCAGATGATGAAGCGCAGATTGAAGCGTATCAAAACGATGGCGTTTATTTGTATTTTAACGGCAATCAAAAACTAACCACCACCTCTACTGGTATTGATGTTACTGGTAGTGTTACTTGTGATGGCTTCACCTCAACAGGTATTGATGATAACGCTACGAGTACAGCTATTACTATTGATGCTAGTGAAACTGTATCTTTA